ACCGTCAAAAACGATAGGCGCAAGCGCAACAGTAGTAAGCGCAAAAAACCATATTAGGAAAGCGGCGGCTTGCATTAGGAAAGATTTAAACATGATTGACTCCGTTTGTTTGTTTATAAGTTATCTTAACAATGGGGTCACTGATTCGCAACCCCTAAGTTAAAGCAACTTTTACCAGTTCCAAAGTTGACGCAATGGCGCAGAGTGTTCTAGGTAAACGACTCTCTTGCCTAGTTCAATCTTTGTAAACGTTGCCCCTTGCACAACACGGTATGCGGCCTTTGTTTTGCGCTTGCGGTAAATGCCTGAAAAGTGGCGGGTGTTAAAACGAAAACCGTTTGTGTTGTCGTTTAGTGGTTTAGTGTTAAATCCGAACATGTCTGACTCCTTTGTTGTTCGTTTGATGATTCTAACCTAGCCCGATTCGTCCCTATGGTCAACCCCTAATTTTGACCATGAGTCATTATAATTATATATACACAAGCACCATGTCGCAAAATGATCATTTTATGTCGCATTATGGGGTTGACACGTCCAGACTGCGGGGAATCACTTTTTCGACCTAGGACACCTGAAAACCCTTTCGCAATTCTGGGGCCATTTTTGAGGGGTTTTGGGGCCTATTGACTCCCATACCCGAATCATGCTAAGGTGATTCTGAGGCTCGGTTCATATCCCGATAACCGTTTGTGTTGGTGGATTCCGTCTTATTAGTTTAATGGTTAAACTATTGCGTTTTTTGCATAGCAGCTATGACTTGACAAACCGCTATTTGTCTGAAGTAGAACGAATCATATGAACCCGAATCGATTCGTCGTGCGTTATCGTGCGTCAACTGATTCGTCAACTGTAAATCTATGTCAAGGAGAATCTTGTTACGAATCGTTGTATTTTAGCCACACTATACCAAAACCCTTGTCAACTACCCGTTTGTGCTATTGACAGAACTTTCGTACTACCGAATCACTATCCGAATCGGTATGTATACGAAAAACCCTTGTCAACTATCCTTACGGACTATTGACCTATCCTTTGGTATATAGAATCAATACGAATCGGTAGTGACCTATCCAAAATAGTTGTCAACCTATCCTAAAGAGTACTTGACAGCACATTCGGATAGCGAATCACCTACCCTTTCGGATAGTGTTGCAAAAATGTCACAAATCGCCCCTGACCCCCCACAGTGGAAATAAGGACCCCCACAGTGGAAATAAGGATTGACCCCCACAGTGGAAATTGGTAATCTACTTACGAATCACCCCCGCAGTGGAAATTAGGAGAAACAAAAATGAAAGTAGGCGACCCATACGTAGGTGAAGATGGACAATGGTATTTCTACACAGAAGAGGACATAAGAAAGATGAGTAAAGTAAACGCAATGTATCAGAACCAAGTGGAAGCAGAGTACGAGCGTGGTGCAACTGATGCATATTATGGTCGTCCACGTAACCCTAACCGTACAGATACGTACAAACTAGAATCATATCTAGAAGGTTACGAAGAAGAGCCATACGGCACAAAAGACTATGGGGTTGACATTGACTAGCGAATCAGTGTAGAACCCTAAGAGTAAACAGAAAGGAACTAACATGACACTAGCAGCAGACACAGTACGTAGCATCGTAGCAGCCAAAGGCACACAGTTTGCCACAGTAACATTCATCAAGAAGGACGGTACAGAACGTACAATCAACGGCCTGTTCAAGCCTACATCTAAGATTGTCGGTAACGAACAAGGTCAACGCAACTCAGAGGTCTTGAAACGCAATGGCCTTATCCCTATCTTCTCTGTAGCAGAAGAAAAGTGGAAGTGCTTTAACGAAAACGCAGTAGTGGAAATCAAATAATGAGAGCATATGATATGAGAAATACCTATACCGTAGCAGTGGTACCACTAGACGTAACATCACGTACAGCGAAACCTGCTGTACCCCTGCCAGTGAAAATACCGTACACTCTAGCAGACGCAGAGGAAATGGCTAAACGATATAACGAGAACCCGATTTACAAAGGTATCTTGCGCAATCATAAGTACAGCCATTTCGTGCCATTCAATATTGAGGCACTGACTATGGACCCACCACCGTACTACTTTGAGGGTCGTGATGCTTGAGTGTCTGGTCGCAGCCATTTTCTTTGAGGCACGTGACCAACCATTGGAAGGCCAATTTGCAGTAGCAGAGGTTGTAATGAACCGTGTGGAATCACCACGTTGGCCTGACAATATTTGCGATGTCGTGTACCAAAGAAAACAATTCTCGTTCACACATGACGGAATGAGTGATAACCCATTGAAATACCTGACAAATAACTTGGAGAAACAAGCCTACAAAACAGCAAAGGACGTAGCATTAGAGGTTGACTTAGGTAACCGAATCGGGCTACAGTCTACACACTATCACAGGGTTGGTATCAAACCCTACTGGACGAAACACTATTATAAGGACGGAACCATTGGAGACCACACATTCTATACCGCAGTGGATGGCAGATGAATTGGGGCTGCTTATACCAAGCCCTTTGGAGCAACTAGAAGAAATAGAAGGACCGTACAACCGTGAGTATTATCAGGAAGTCTTTAGTAAAGGGTACTACAGAGACCCCTACGATGAAAATGGTGAGATACTTTTCTAGGATATTAGTATCATTAAGCGTACTATTAAACGTACTATTAGGTGGTTCGCTTAACCAAACATTCTCTGCACGTAATTGGCAGTGGAAAAGAGATAAGAAACCTAACCTTGTGTGGTTTATTGATGCCATCTTTGGCAAGAACCATTGCAGTGAGTGTTGGGTATGGTGGAAAACTAGGAGACAATGGTAGATGAAACGAATGAACAGGTTTAATTTTGACTGTGGTTTACCTAGATCAGGGTCTACTTTATTGTCAGCAATCCTAGATCAACACCCATACATAAGTGCTAGTGTTGCTAGTCCTGTGTGTAAAATTATGAGAGATGTCTGTAATACTTTTTATGACAACGATTCCTACACTTTGACTTTGGCTAATCAAGTTGGTGCAGACAATGTGTTACAGAACATAATTGAAAACTACTATCAATTTGTTAATAAACCTATAGTAGTAGATAAGAACAGGTTATGGTCTAGGGAGATAGACTTGATAACTAGGTACGTAGAACGTAAACCAAAGATAATATGTACCGTGAGAGAGCCACTAGATATTTTAGCATCTTTTGTGAGGCTAGTAGAAAACCAACCTAGAGATAACTTTGTTGATAGGTACTTGATTTCTCTTGATGCTGAATTAAATACACGTAACAGGTGTAAAGCATTGATGGGTTCTGGTGGCATGGTTTATGACTACCTACAGTGCCTAAACACAGCCTTTTGGAGTGGTTTTGGAGATTTAATTATGCTAGTAGAGTATGATGATCTTACGTGTAACACAGAAGAGGTTTTAGATAATGTAGTGTCTTTTCTTGGCGCACCAAAATACAAGTTTGATTTAGATAATGTCGAACCTCGTCAGAAAGAAAACTCAGATCACTTAGTTTCAGGTTTACACTCAGTGAGGAAAAAGGTAAAGAAGATAGACAGGTCTTACAAAGATACGCTACCATCTTCAATAATAGAGGAGTATAAAGACTTGGCGTTTTGGAGAAGCAAATGAAAATACTTGTGATGGGTCTACCTAACACAGGAAAAACAGCATTATCAAAAAGGTTGCAGTCAATACTAGGTTGTGCTTGGTTTAATGCAGACGCTGTTAGGAGTATGGCAAATGATTGGGACTTTGATAGTGAGGCACGTATAAGACAAGCTAGGAGAATGAGAAACTTAGCAGACTATGAGAAAGGTTGCGGAAACACTGTAATATGTGATTTCATTTGTCCTACAGACTTAACAAGGTACATCTTTGATGCAGACTTTACTATATGGTGCGATACGGTTAAAGAATGTAACTATGAGGACACAAATAGTGTTTTTGAAAGACCTAGTAGTTACGATATGAGGATAAAATCATGGACAAATGCAAGGAAACTGTACAATTACTTGGAAGGTGGCAACCTTGGCACAGAGGACACACTGAACTTTTTAAAAGGGCTATCAAAAGAACTGGTCAGGTAGTCATACAGGTTAGGAGTATGCCAATATCACAAAACAACCCTTTTTCTTATGAAGAGGTGCGTAGTAAAATTATTGCCAAATTGGAGCTAGAAGGGTTTACACTTGGTAAAGAGTATGAAATAAGCAGTGTTCCTAATATAGTTGATATATCATACGGCAGAGATGTAGGGTATACATTTACTAAGCATGATTTAGGTGAAGATATACATAGCATATCAGCTACAAAAATAAGAAACTTAACATAAGGGTAAGACAGATGAAACTAGGCGAGATTAACGTAGATTTAGTAGATAAGATGGGTGATGATCTTACAGTTGTACGTGCTGCACGTGTATCGTATGCTAATACGTCAGACTGGACAGGACAGGTACACTCAGGGGAATATAGGCAGCTAAAGGCAAAAGATATACGTCTGATACAATACTTAGCGGAACACAAGCATACGTCACCATTTGGTCACTGCTTTACAAGTTTCCGTGTTGAGGCACCATTGTTTGTTGCACGGCAGTTGGTCAAACACAAGTTCCTACGTTGGAATGAGATAAGCCGTAGATACGTAAATTATGAACCATCATTCTATGAACCCTACTGGCGCAGCAAACCAGAACATTCTAAGCAGGGTTCAGGGGGTCCGATGGAAATTAGCCATGAGGCTGACATGATGTATAACGCAACCATACGTAACGCATTGACGACATATGACCTGATGATCAAAGAGGGAGTCAGCCCTGAACAGGCACGATCCATTTTGCCACAGAACATGATGACTTCTTGGTATTGGTCTGGGTCGTTAGATGCATGGGCAGACATGTGCAAGTTACGTTGCGCAAAAGACACACAGTTTGAAACACAGATTGTAGCCTCTGTGATCTACGGTGAAATGCTAAAGCTGTACCCTGTATCTTGGGCAGCACTGATGGAGCAAGAGGAATGATATGGACATTGTTGTTGGTTTGGGTTGTGAGTGGCACCCCCAACGTGGAAATTATAAGTAATCATAAAACTATCTTTGAATGCTACGAGGCTTTTGAGGTAGCAGAAGATATGGTAGAGAAACAAGGCACACAGTTGTTGTGTATAAATGGTGAAGTAGATGACGAATGAACAACTAGCAGGGCATCTGGCAGCACGTTATGGCGATCCAGAGAAATATGACGACTTGTACCAAGAGGCATGGGTAGCAATCCTAGAGGGTCAGGAGAGGGGTTTAGACGAAAAGGCAATGTACTGGTACGTAAAACTACACGTGCATATGTACAAGACGTACAGGGATCGTATGGTGCCTCTACCCCCTCGCAGTGGAAATATAGAACTAGCAGAAAGCCAAGAGGTAGAACACGACATACAAGATTACATGGCGAAAACAGATGATCATGCAGAAAAGTATGAGTTCAAAGATTACGTTATGTATCTAGTAGGTAAACTACCAGAATTGTCGTTTAGAGATCGTCAAGTTTTGGATCAAGTCTACTTCAAAGGTAAGTCACTATCTCAGATCGGTGAAGAGACTGGTACATCTTATCAACTGTGGCAACAAAGACACAATGCCGCAATAAATAACCTACGTAAACTTGTGGATGAGTGAAATAAGTTATATATACCTAAGTACCCCTTTAGGTTACCACTACTACAGATAAACAAAAGGAAACTATAGTATGGCAGAGAAAGCACACTTACCGTGTCCGTATGTCGATTGTGGTTCGTCGGATGCATTTAGCTACAACTCAGATAAGATGGTCGGCAAGTGTCACTCTTGCAACGAAGGGTACCCATCCCGACATCAAATGTTTGACTGGGCAAAGGAGAGATACCCGACAATGGAAAATGATGGTTTTGATACTTTACGTAATATGGTGTCGTCTAACCCTACGCCTGTGTCGCAGAAAAGCTACAAGGAAATGCGTGGCATCACTGCACGTACAATGGAAGAGTTTGACGTAAAGACTGACGACTTCACACAAGAGTACACGTACCCCTCTGGTGGAAAGAAAGTCCGTATGCTTGCAGACAAGAAGTTCTTTACTAAGGATGGGTTCAAAGGTGATGAACTGTTTGGTATGAACTTGTTCCCTGCTGGGTCGTCTAAGTTTGTTACGATCACTGAGGGTGAACTAGATGCTATGTCTGCATGGCAGATGCTCAAGTCTAACTGGACTACACCTGTTGTGTCGTTACCATCAGCTACCCCATCGAAGAAATTATGGGAAAACTGTAAGGATTGGTTAGATAGCTTCGAGAAGATCATCTTGTCTGTCGATAACGATGAAGCAGGTAATGCTGTTGCGGATCGTATGTCACGACTGTTTCCTAACAAGGTCTACCGTGTAGATCATGGACAGTACAAGGATGCTAACGATTTCTTACAAGCAGGTAAAGCACAAGACTTTAAGTCGTCATGGTGGAAGCCAGTAAAGCATACGCCAGAGAACGTCATCAACACTTCTGACCAGTTCTTAAAGATGTATGACGAAACGCCAGAGCATGTGTACGTACCTACAGGTATCCAAGCACTAGA